AGGGGAGAAGGTTAAGGGTTTCCCCTGATGCGTTAGATGCTCGTGATTGCGGTGAGCTTGCCCTGGAAGCGGGGCTCGCGGCAGATGAGCTGGCCGCCCGCGACGTGGAAGCCGTTGGCCGCAAGCCCGTTCTGGGCGCGGACCCAGCCCGTGAAGCCCATGCCGAGGCCCTTGAGCTTGGAGGAGCTGTAGTCGTTGCCCTCAACCAGGTCAGGGACGTAGTTCGAGGCGATGAAGCCGGGGAACACCTCGGAGGTCTTGCTCGGGTCAAGCGCGTACCAGTCCATGTACTCGGCGTTGTGGAACTGGAGGACGCCGCTGGTGCACTTCTGGTCGGGCTTGATGGCGAAACCCTCAAAGTAGAGTTCCATCGCGCCGGTGCCGCGCTTCGAGCCGTTGGTCACGTCGGCCATGGTCATCATGAAGCGCTCCTGGGGGACGAGAAGCTGGTTGTACAGGCTGAACACGGCCTGGGTGCAGTACCCGACGGTCGGGCGCTGGTTGCCGTAGACGGTGTTGAAGTACAGCGTGAACATCTTGGCGAGGGAGAGCGTGCCGCCGGAGGCCGTGACCACGGCGTTCATGCCGGTGTAGGTCGTGCGGGACAGGCCTCCGTAGGTCGTGACGGAGGTGCCGTCGTCGATGGCGGCACCGAGGCCCAGCACGTCGAGGGAGCCGTTGCCCGTGCCGTCGCCCCAGAACTGGTCGCCGAAGCCGTCGGCGAAGTCCTCGGCGTCGGAGACGAGCGTGAGCTTCACGAGGTCGATGACGCGCTCCTCGGAACCCGAGTTGAGGGCGACCATCACCTCGTCCATCGGGAGCGAGGAGTTGATCTGGACGAACGACGGGTCAAAGCGGGCCTTGACGCGGTTGTTCGTGGCGGAGGTCGAGAGGGCCTGATAGCCCGCGAAGGAGCTGAAGGTGGAGTTCTTGGCGTACTTGACGGCGAAGGTGATCTGGTCGCCGGTATAGTTCTTGCCCTTGGACACGTAGTCCGAGAGGGCGACGTTGCTCTTGAGAACCTGGTCGGTCACGACGGCCAGGAGCTTTTCGCGCATGGTCGTAGTAATCCGAGCGCCGAGAGTGTCGGCCATATGAGTCTGTTACTTGAGTTTAGAGTTCCCCGGTCTGACGCCATTTCTTGATGTCGGAGGGGGTTACGAAGTTCTTCTTGCCCGGTTCAGAACCAGTCTTGGAGCCGCCGTTGGCCAAGGCACCCGCCTTGCGCTTGTCGGCGACGTTCGAGGCCTTGCCGGACTTCAGGCGGAGGAGTTCCAGTCCCTTGCGGAAGTCGAGGTTTCCCTCCTCGTCCGTGGGCTTGTACTCGTCCATGACCTTGAGCAGGGCGTTCTTCTCGAATGCCTCGCCCTCGTCCTCCAATGCCTCGACTTGCTCCGAAACCCATGATTCCCAGCGGGCTGATTCCTTGCCTGACGACTCCTGCTCGCGCTTGAGCTCTGCCAGGGCCTCAGCCTTGGCCTCGCCCTTGGCGGTGGAGTTCATCTGCTGGAACCCGTCCCATGCCTCCTTGTCGTCCCCGAAATACTTCTTGAACCACTCGGGGGCCTGGGTCTTGGAAGGTTCTGACTTTGCCGGTTCCTGCCTGGTGTTGGTGCGAGCCTCGTCCAGCTCCCGTCGGAGGCGGTTGCGCTCTTCCACTACCCTGCGAAAACGGGCGTCCTTGTGAAGCGCGGTCTTGTTGTCCAGGTCTTTCGGGACTGCTTCGTCGTCCCCGCCCTGACCTGCGGGCGTTTCCTTTGTTTCGGTTGACGAATCCGAGGCCTGTGTCGCCTCTCCCGCCTCGCTTGAGGGGGTCGCGTCAAAGATGTTCTGTCCGCCTTCAATCATACTGTTCAGGGGGTTTAATGCCTCCCCAGAGGGCGTATGGCGGGGCCGATTCCGCCCTTATCGGCTACTTGATGAGTTTCTTGACCGCCTGGACCTGCTTTTTCTTCCTGCTGGCGTACTCGGGCAGTTCCTTTTCCTCCTTGGCTGAGGTCTTCTCGGCGAACTCCTCGGCGACCTTGGGCTTCTTGGCGAAGAGGAAGCCTCTCTGCTTTTTGCTTTCGAACGGCATACTTACTTTGGGATAGGGCTTACTGGACTTAGTGGCATTGCGGTCGAGGGTTCTACAGGGCCTCCTGGAGCCTGTGGCTGGCCCTGTGGAGGACCGGGAGGCGCACCAGGCGCTTGGGGAGCCATCTGGGCCTGCAACTCGGGAAAGAGCGCCATCGGGTTGGTCTGCCACAGGAGCAGGTTCTTGGCGTGGTCCCGAGGGTTGGGGAAGTCCAGGGCCTCGAACAGGCTGATTGGGTCTATGGCCTTCATGCCCCAGAGGTCAATCGCCTCCTGCCGTCGGGTCATCATGTCCTTGGGGGCCATCGAGCCCTCCTTGACGTTGACCGTGAGGCTTACCGCCTGGAGGTCCGAGGCCGAGAGGGCGAAGTACTCTCGGGCGTTCTCCTGACCAACCACGGAAGCCACCTTGGGCTCGTCGTAGTAGACGTACATGAGCTGGAGCAGCTGCTCGTAGACTCTTGAGGCGAACAGCTCAAGGTATTCCCCGAAGCCGCCTCCGATGCGGTCGTCGTCCGCGCTCTTGGTCATCATCTTGCCGCGTACCGTCTTGTCGGAGCGGAGGCCGGAAGGCAGGGAGCCGGACACGCCGTAGAGCGAGAGAATCCGCTCCCTGGCGTCCTGAAGGTTCTGGTAGACGAATCCCGGAAGCGCCTCGCCGCTAAGCCTGGTAATGCCCTCGCCCGCCTTGCCCTTGGGCTGGAGCATCACGTCGCCGTTGCGCATGGCGGAAGCAGCCTGTGAGGCTTGGCCTTCCTCGAAGTAGTCCAGGGAGGCGACGATGCTGTTGTTGGCGTTGTCGGCGTTGCGGTCTATCTGCTTCCAGCGCTTGCTCACCACGTCCTGCATGGAGAGGCACTGGAACAGGCCGTTTGTGATGTCGAAGGGCTTCTTGCCTAGATTTGTCGTGACCAGCAGCGTCACCGGGATCTGCGGTCGGGCGAAGTAATTGCGGCCGCCCTGCATCTTCTGCGTCTCGTTGCCGTACTCGTCCGTCTGCGTGACCGATTCGGGATAGTTGAAGTTGGGGTTTCTCATCTTGCCCAGCACGATCGGGCCCATGGTCCAGAACGTCGCCGGTTCCTCTCCTGTCGTCCACCACTCGATGTAGCGCATCTTCGTGCCCATCTTGTCCGTGGCGGCGGCCTCAATCTCCTTTTTCTTGGCGGGGAACCTGGTCACCAGGTCTGAGGCGGAGCACTCGCAGTAGATGCCGATGAAAGATCCGTCGTACCTGGCGCACTTGACCGTGGCCTCTGGGTCGAGAATCAGGCTCTGGGGACGGACCACTTCGGCGGTCACGTCCTCCTCCGTCTCGCTCCAACCGGTCTTTATCGCCCCCAGCAGGTAGATTTGGCTGTGTCGGGCGGCGTCTCGGAGGCACATCTTGAGCCTGACGTGAGGTAGCGATGCGACGTGACTCAGCATCTTGCCGGTCAGGTCTGCTACTACGTTTCCCATCTCTGAACCGTCCCCAGCCACTTCCGGGTCAGGGTTGCGGGCCGTGGCCTTGGGGAGGAAAGTCTCCAATGCCTCGAAGATGAGGTTGTCGGCGGTGGGCTTGCGGGTCGTGGTGTCGCTCAAGTCCTGGGTCGTGCCTTGGACGCCGAGCCAATAGGACTCAATCATCTGCTGCTTCCACTCAAGCTCCTTTCGGGAGCCGTCCCAAGCCGAGGTGTAGTCCTTGGCGAGCTTGAGTAAGGCCTCATCGTCCATGTCCAGCTCAAGCTCCGGCAGCAAGTCTGAAACTGGGCCTTGGCGGTTCTCGCCAGACTCCTTCTGCGGTCCCTTGTTGGTCGGGGCGAAGAGCGCCCGGACTCCGGCAATCCTGTCCAGCATTTGGGTATATAAAACGAGTCGCAAAAATGAATTGCGACCCGTCTTGGATAAATGCGTTATTTCACGCCGTCCGCGATTGGGGTATCAGCATATATTATACTACCAACCGCTCATGCTTGTCTATAGCCTTGATTTCCCCGGAACCGTCAAGGTGGCAGGTGAAGCTCCCGTTGGTGATGTCGAGGGCACCTGACCTGATGATCCGGTTGAGGTTGTCCTGGTACTTCCTGAACGCCACGAAGAGCGCCTGCTCGATGGGCGTAAGGCTGACCTGGACGCTTTCGGCTATTCCCTGTCCCGCCATATGTCGTGAGCCTCCTTAAGCCTGTTGGCACTCTTCATGGCCTCGATGACGCTTGAGGCCGTCGGGTTGACCTGCGCCTCGATTAGGGGCTTCTGGGAGGCATTCAGCACCCTTCCGGTGCCCCTGCGCCTGTTGTTCTCGATGGTGGCCAGGATGTAGGTCAGGGCGTCGATGGCGTGGTTCGGCTGCTTGCCCCAGACGCTCTTGGGCCTGGTCACGCCGTCAACCGTAGTCTCCTCCCACCTCAGGCCCTCTAGTTCCCTCATCAGGAAGTTATAGGGGTTTCCCTCCTCGTCGTAAGCGGTGAGCTTGGAGCTGATGATGATTCGGGGGTGCTTGTTGTTCTCGTCTATGCGCCCCAAGTCCTCCATGAGCTTGGAACGCCACTCGTCCCAGTTCTCGGTGTCCGTCCCGCTCATCTTCTGGACCGCCTGAATCCTCAGTCCGGCGTCGCACATCTCCTTGATGTCGGAAGCTTGGGCACCGTCTCCGATTCTGTCCACTGGGCCAGTGAGGCCGTTGGCGGATTCGCGCGACCTGACCAGTCCCATGATGTAGGGGTTGGTCATGCCGGTGCCGTAGAAGCCGTCGTAGACCCAGACGTTCTCGTTGTTGTCCACGCTCACCCAGAGACCGGCGCAAGGGTTGCTGAAGCCGAAGTCAATGCCGAAATAGTGCTGGCCGTCCGGCACCTCGTCGAAGTCCATGACGTGGACGGAGCGGTCGAACCAAGAGGCCACGAGGCCGACTTGCCTCATGAACCTGCCCTCGCGACGCACCTTGAGAGAGGCGGCGCTGAGTCGGCCGGCCATCTTGGCCTTCTGTTCAGTGGTAAGGAACGGGTTGTCGTCCCAAGTGGCGGTGCTTACGAAAATGTCTGGGTTCGAGGTGTTAAGGTAAATGTCGTTGTAGACCCACGTCATGCCCTTGATTGGGGTCATGGTCATCCACAGGTAAAGCGGGATTCCCGCCTCGGAGCGCACCGAGCATTCGTCGAATAGGTCCTTGGGCGGCTCCTCGTCAAACCATATCCAGCCCTTGCCAGCGCCTTGGGCCTTTTCCCGGCCCTGCTCGTAGCTCTTGAACGTGACCTTGTGGGCCTGGCCGTCGTCGGACTTCACGGAAAGTTCCTTGATGATTCCCTTGCGGAGCCAGGTGGGCTCGCCGACTATCCGATCCTTGGGAATGTAGCGCAGGAGCTTCTCCTGGGTGGTGTCCTTCTGCTCGTCGAAGCTGGGGCAGAATGCCCAGCCGTCGCTGGGCTTGATGAATGGGTGCTGGCCCAATAGGACTTTGGCCGCTTCCATGCCTCCGACCTCGGACTTGCCTGTTCTGTTTCCCCAGAACAACGCCCTCAGCGTCTTGTCTGTTGAGCTGAACTCAAGCTGCTTCGGGTGAAGCCGAGCGTACTTCAGGGGATTTGCCTGAATCCGCCGGCGCTTCTCCAGCAGCAGCTCCGCCAACTGTTCTCTGGACTGCCGAGATGAGCTTGTCGAGCTGGTCATCGTCGAGCTTGCTTATGGGGGTTAGCGGCTCTCCCTCGGGCCCGGTCTGCTCCATGCGCTCAGAGTACTTGTGCTTTCCCAGCCTAGAGGCCACGAACTTGGCGGAGTCCTGGGCGAGCTTCTGCTTCTGCAGGTCCTCGTCGTCTATCATGTCTAGGGTCTTGTCGAGGACTTTCTCGGCCTTTCGCATCCTGTTGGCGTCTCTGACGATTTCTGCCACCCACTCAAGTTCCTTCGACGGGGCGGTAATGACCTTGGCATACTCCTTGGAGAACTCAGCCTTAACGGCTGACTGATAGGCATTGCCGAAAGTCTCACTTGTGGGATTGGTGTAGTTTTCCTTAAAGGAAATCTGCTGGGGGTTCAGGGTCAATCCCATAATCTTTTGCTTAAATCTCGCTCCTGTTTGGCGGTCTTGCGATTCTGAAACTTGTCAACCAGTTCGCTCAGTTCGCCATCAAGAGCTTCGGTGAGGCTTGTCGTTGGCCGATCGGGCAGCAATCGGCCAGCATACTCATCGAGGCTCTTGGCGACGGCCTAGGAAAGTTGTTGAACCTAGGCACTTTTATTCTCTTTGAACCGTCACCTGCTCGGCCAAGGGCAACCGTCCGGAAGCCTACCCGAGCCTTTGATTTGCCGCGGTTCCGTTCATTCCCTAGCTAGGGTAGTCGGAGAGGGCCGAAGCCCTGTGCGCCGCCATACCCGACCAATCTTGGGGGCCCTTGCTGTCCACACTGGAGTAGCTCACAGAGCGACTAACACCCTGGTCTTAGGATTGGTTCAGGTGTGGCGACTCCCGAGCGTCGGCTCAGGAGCGTCCGCCTTCCGGCTCCCCCAGTCTCTCGGCCTTCGCCTGACTGATGGAGCGAGGCGTTGAGGGCTGATTTTTGGGAGCCAGGAGGCGATGTTTTAAGCATTTAAACCGTGAGGCGTTACGCTACGTCTGCCTAGTACGACAGGGCGATGATTTTTTTGAGGCCTCGGTTATTAATGCCCTACCAGTATACAGGTTTTCAAGGTTCGGGGCAAATGGGCGGAACGGCGTCAAGGGCTAGCGGTTCAGCGCAATCTTCTCGAGATGCAGTCGGACGTGACAGCAGGCGCAGAGGCTCACGACTTCCAACGGCTTGGAGTAGTCCTCGTGGTGCCTGACCTCGGCCGGGGCGTCGCAGAGGGCGCACTTGCCCTTGAGCTTGGGGAGGTGGTGGGCGACCTTGGACCACGCCGACACCTTAGGCTTGTTCTTC